ACTAAGTTTAGCACGATTCTTTCGTGTCTTTCTCAACGCTTTTAGAAGTTGTTTTCTCTTTTCAGATGAATCCGATGGGTTATAACTGAAGAAGTATTCCAAAAATTCTGGAGATGACTTATTGTCCGATAACTCTGAATACAATTTCGCCTTCTCACGTTTCATCTCCGTAAATGTTTCTTGCTTCCCCAGGCACTCCTTGGGAGTCAAGACTGCAAATCGTCTACTTGTTTTTTCATTCGCAACTTCAACCAATCGTTGAGCAATACATAAGATACTTGCAATATTCTCTGATTTTCCACCTGAATACAGATATGCAAAAAAGAATTGAAGTGTGGTAGGAATACTTGCTACACGAATCCCGTTTTTCATAGTGTGGTAACTATGACATGCCGATGTTTCATAGAAACGAATAAAGTGTTTTTTACCATTAGTTAACACAGTTGTGCGTCTAGGTAATATTTCATTCTCTTCGTCTATCACTATGTCTTCTCCTTCAGTCAAACGTTCAATCACATCTTTGTTTGCAAGAAGAGCAATCGGTGTGGTCCAATTGGTTCTCATGTGAATTTCAGATGCGCCTACACCTAGTAAGACTACAGGTTCCTTTTTAAGAAGGTTTTCAATTTGAGTTCGTTGTTTCGTAGTCAATACCTCATGTTCCTTGATTTTGTCTTTAGGACATGTGACTGGATGTGCTTGATTCAATAATTGAAGACGCTTATACACTTTTTCCCAACGTGATACATCACCCTTTGGACGGGAAAGTTCAAGATACATAGACATACGAAGAAAGTTAGGATTGACATAATGAATTCCTTCACGAATTAGACTGTCTTCCCACAAGCGATCAAAGACTTCTTCTGTCAAGTGTGTGATATCGGCAACGGCTGTAAAGTCTGCAAATACTTTGAAGGTACCAATGTGCATACCTGGTTTAACTTCTACATTTTTCAATCCACTTCTAATCAATTGGTTTGAAAGTATGACCGAATGTTCCTGAGGAGTCTTACTGAAAAAGTCATAGTCTGGAACATCGGTCTCGGGATTGTAGAATCGGTCCTTTACAGGAAGAAGGTTATTAATTGCAGTTCCTCCATAGCACATCACGGGGTGTGTTTTCAAAAACTCTTCTACAAGACTCATACTTTTTTGAATACCTGGGTCTGAGGCAATGATCCTATTGTTCTCGTCTTCAAGTTCAAGAACAATCTCCTGAATATCCTCCATTATTAAAATGGAACTTACTTTGTTTTTATCCAAGTAGGCAAATAAGGATGTCGCCCAAACGGTATAATCTTCGCAAGCGTAATACTCCCGTCGTCTGGGTAGACGATGAAAATCTCAAGACCAAAAATGATGACATTGAAGATGAAGATGAAGATTCAGACTATGTTGATACAGATATGAGTGAAACAGAAGACGATGATGAAGACGAAGATGAAGATGAAGACGAAGAGGAAGACGAAGATGAAGATGAAGATGAATCTGAAGAAGAGGAATCTACTCTCAAACTTCCCAAAGGTGCTAAGGTGTCTGTCAAACTTCACATCCATCAAATTGCAGGTGGAAAGGGAATGACTCGCATTGACGTTGAAGATGAAGATGAAGACGACTATGCAAGTGAAGAGGAAGAGGAAGAGTTCATTGAACATCTCATGAAGAAGTACGTTCGTCCTGAGCGTGGAATGCCTACCTTTGGAAAGTCACGTAGTAAGAAGGAAAAAGAGAAAGAATCGGATGAACCTGCACTGCGATTAAATCCAGAAGAGGAAGACTACTTTGAAGACCTTTCTAAGTCCAAGCGTCGTAAACTCAATGAGCAAATGAAGGGTCTTGCTAAACTTGTGACTGACGGAGAGGTTCCGTATAAGTTCCGAGTGTTGGCATTGCCAATCTCAGATATGCTCAAGGCATCCGTGATTCGCAAGATTGACATGCTCAACGAGATGGATGCCGATAGTGGAGAAGTTCACAAACTCAAGACATGGGTGGATGGATTCCTTCGTGTTCCTTTTGGACAAGTCGTTCCTCTTCCAGTAACCTTTGAGAAGGATCCAGTAGGATGTTCCAACTTCTTGACCGATACACAGACTACTCTGAACAAGGCAGTCTACGGAATGGACGCTGCTAAGACACAGATCATGCAAATTGTTGCCCAATGGATTGCCAATCCTAAATCTGTAGGCAATGTGATTGCTCTCAAGGGACCTATGGGTGTAGGCAAGACCTCCTTTGCAAGACATGGAGTTGCTGAAGTTCTCAAGCGTCCATTTGAGTTCTTCTCATTGGGCGGTGCATCGGATTCTGCAAACTTTGTAGGACATTCCTATACTTACGAAGGAGCAACCTGGGGTCGTATTGCGGATTCAATCATGTCTGCACGATGCATGAATCCAGTCCTCTACTTTGATGAACTGGACAAAGTGTCCACAACACCACACGGTGATGAAATCGTATCCATGTTGATTCACTTGACAGACAGATCGCAGAACTCTCACTTCCACGACCGATACTTTGCAGGTGTAGACTTTGATTTGAGTCAGTGCTTGTTCGTATTCTCCTTCAATGACGAAACCAAGGTTCATCCAATTCTTAAAGACCGTATGCAGGTTATCACTTGTTCAGGATACACCTGTGAAGAGAAGCAGGCAATTCTTCATCAATATGTCTGGCCACAAGTCCTAGAACGAATCAATATGAAGGACGATTTGACTATCACAGAAGAAGCAGTCAAGTTCTTGATTTCAGAGTATTCACGTGAAGAAGAAGGTGTTCGTGTTCTGATTCGTGCTTTAGAGACATTGGTCACTCGCATCAACCTTCTAAGGATTGCTGATGAGAAGACTGCAAAGACGTATCCATTCTATAAGGCAATTAAACTTCCAATGAATATCACACCTGACGATGTAAAATCCTTGTTAATTGAAACTAAAGTCGTGAACGAGTCATGGCGTCACCTCTATACTTGAACGAATTCATGATAAGGAACTCTATTTGAATACAAGACTACATTCCCACAAAACTCTTGATTCACTAATGGATAGTCAATTATTTTTATTGTTTCAGTAGAGTCTCCAAGAATTGCATCAGATTTGAACGAAAATACTAAAAATGAAGATCGAATCAATGGATGTACATATGTATTTAAGAAATCAGTATCCAATGTATAACGATTTGGATTTGCACTAACAAAGCGTACTAGTAAGTCTGGTGAAAGATCTATTTTACCTTTACATCCCCACAATCCACCCATAATTAGATATGTATGATAACTATGATCACGAATTGTATAGGTAGTAAATGGACTATCTAAAAAGGTATCAATACACCAACGATCTCGCGCATGAATACGACTATCCGTATCACGCACGGAGACAAATTCATAGTCATCTGTAAAAGCAGGCAAAAAACGATAGGACATATTACGAGACCCATCTTCAGATGTTGTATGAAGAGTAACATTCAGTTCATGAACAAATACTGACGCTTCTGGAGAAGCATACACTTTAATATCACACTTTGGATAGTGTTCTTGAATCAATCGGATATTTTCAACAAGTCCTTGATAGTATTTTTCTGTATACGACCCATACAAGCAAAACGAAAAGCATCCATGAAGATCTTTACGTATTTTTTCACGTCCTTCATGAATCTGTTGTGAAATAGTAACCGATTCAATCTGGTATCGTTTGTCAATACATCCATTATCTACCAATACTTCTTCATCGGTATAGGAACAGAATCCTTGATAGATTTGAGTCAACCACTCATCGCAGTGCCAATTGCGAATGCTTGGATGAAAGAAGGTTTGAAATAACGTATAGTGACTACGATGAACAAAAGCATTTTCAATGACTTGAGTTCCTCCTATCCTCAACGCAAAATTAACTGGATTCTTAGGACCGACTACACCACGATGTTTATACTGTTTCAATTTTGAGATGAATCTTGATGTCCATCCAGATGTTTGAATCATCACATCATCACCTATCTGAAAGAGATATTCATGACCATCGTTATATGCAACTTCTGCCAAACGATTCCATGCCCATGCAGGAGCATGTTGACATCCTGAAAGAACTACAACTTTACCCAATGCTTCTAGTTCAGAACGATGTGTAAGAAAGAAAGCGTCATCATCATCTACACCAAAATAGAACGTATAAGAATATTCTGGATCTTTCGTTACATTGAAACTTGGGAGTAATCGGTTCACTAAAAAACAGTCTTTGAAGTCGGTCCACGTATGTGCTCGACTACAGACCGGAACTAAGACTGCAATACTCATTACCGGGTTATAGAACATTCCATTTAAACTCGGATTTAGAAATGATAAACCGAGACAACGCTGTTTCATTGATTCCTGCGAAAAAGTGAAGAGTTGTATCTACATTCCTAAACGATAAACAGTATTCAATTGCTGTAGAGACGAAGACAAATGGCATAGTGATTCGAAGTGGAATCAACTCCATAGACAATTCAACGAGACAGTGATAATATCTACGAGGAGGACCATAGTCCACCATATGTACTAAAGTCCACCATACATTGCCTATACGAATCGGTGGTGCGGATCCACGAAAGAGTGAAAACATAGGTGGAGTTGGAATTTCACGAATGATGGTTCCACTTGAATCTACAATTGTTAAAGGATTCCAATCGTAGATGAAGGTATCGGTTGCAGGAATTGGAAGCCAATTCTTTTCACAGTGTCTTTTTCGTGGCGAAGGTAAGACTACACAGTTTGAATAAGTTCCACTAGGCGAATATCTACCTCGCAGAATACGAATCGCATCTTTTTCATAGGAATGAACTGTTGCAGTGAAACATTGATTTCCTTGAGAATCGTAATATCCACGCACATCTTCTAATCCTCGTATTCCACTCTCAACTGTAGGGAGATTCACAGAAGATTCATCCATCGTTGCAAGAAGTGTTCCTGTTTCTAGATTGAAACATGCGTTCTCACATAGAGACACACCATTGGGTGTAATAAAGTTACCATCCACAACCTTGTAGTTGACATAACGAACATTCACAATTGGATATGAAATCACGGATAATGCCGAAGGTGAAAAGGTTTCATCAAAGGGCGAAGGAAAGGTTAATCGTTTACGTTCAGATTTAATGGGTTGTACGTAAAACTTCAAATTGGACATAACACAGGGTTGATGAAGTCCAAGTTTCAGTAAGTATTTGACTGAAGATGCAACACCTTCAGATTTGTCAGACTTAACATAGTAATCAAGAATGGACTCCTCATACTCAAATAAACCATTGTAGACTTCAGTTTCAATGAATAAACTATCGGTAGACATCGGTATTTTCTTACCCATCAACATGTAGTGATAGGCTTTGTAGGGTTGACCATGTTCACGAAAGTATTTTGTAAGTTCGTATAAAGATTCTGCACGTTGAGGACGATACGCATAGGCTCTTAACATCCACTCTTCAAATTTTGGAATGTTTTTAAGTTCACGATGACATTTTGCAATCATGTAATGGGAATACCAAATCTCTTCAAACCAACCTCCTGCTGCAATTCTCTTTTTATACATCTTAAGTGACTCCTTCCATCGTCCTAAACTATGATAGGTTTGTGCAAGGTAGAACATATAACGTACATTTGTAGGTTCATCAATGAGTCCTTGTTCAAGTAATGAAATATCTCGTGTGAACTTATCTGACTTACATCCTCCATCATTGAAATCATCAATTCTACATACGTTTCGTGGAAGGTGTGAACAAATTCCGTCCCAGTATTCATGAGTTACACCACGACATACCCATGGATAGTCCATTCTAACGAGGCGTGTATTAGGATACTCTAACATCCCTGCACATTGAATAATTGTGTATCCAATTTCAGTGAGAGGATGTGTCTTTAAATATCCAGGTACAAATGTCATATCCGCATCCAATAAAAGTCCATAGGTATCTTTCAAATCCCATCCTGTTGCTTTTAAATATGACTGTGCCTTAGTGAAACTCTCAGAACGATTATATCCAAAATTCTGCCAAGGAACATGTGTTAAGCATCCATCGTGTGTCTTGAGAAATTCAGTAACAATCTCACAGGTCTTATCGTTAGACCCTGTATCACAGACGCAAAAGGCGTCCACAAATCCTTCAACCGATTCCATACATCTCTTGATAATTCGTTCTTCATTGCGGACCATTAAAATCAAAACAAACTTTGGCATGCTTGCGTCCGTATTGTCATTCCTCTAATCACTCCGTCTAAGTAAATGAGCACCGATTTTGTTAAACAGTCCCTTCGCGAAAATCTCAGTCGCGTGTTGATTCCTCATGTTGCAGACGGTCTTTGGAGCATCTATGATAATGCAAAGACTGCCTGTATTCGTTCTAAGCAACCTACTGAAACACTCAAAACTTTTCAGAATTTGTTGACACGTGTTCCTCAGTGGACGGATGAAACTTTGGAGACTGAAGTGTCACGTATTGAGAAGGCGTCTAAGTGTGAGTACATGAATGATTTATTGTTGGGTGTCTTTGTTAGTTATATTCGTGCGTTTGCTTCTCTTCAGCAATCCGATGAAGTCCATGTGAACATTGAGTTTGATCGCCCATCGCTTCCCAAATTTGTATTTGCACTCTACAAGTCTGCGGCACGCAAATGCTGGAGCAATGCATATTTATTCAAGACCATTGATGTTACATCTGAACAACAGTCACGCAATCGTCGTGATATTGAAGTGATGCTTGGAGGATGCCTTGATGAAGTCATTGACAGTTTCATTCCATGGAAGGATATTAGCAAGGCATATTTCCAAGCAAAAACAGCAGTTGAACCACCAAAATCTCAAGTTCAGAAACCTACTCCAGTAGAAGCGCCAAAACCCAATCTCACATTTGGAGAGTCAGAAACCGTTGAGTTTGAGACTGATGATGAAGAGGAAGAAGAGAGACCTAAGATTACATTGGGTGAAGACATTAAAGTGGATTTGTTTCCAGACGAAAAAGAATCCGATGAACCTGAACTCAAGCCCTCTGGAACCATGGAACTCAACATTTAATGCGTATAATGCTACCAAACGAATCCACACTCAAAAATCAAATGACTGACTACCAAACACTTGGAATGATTGTAGGCGCCGTGATGATAGTGGCTGCATTGCTGTATGTATTGGATCGCCGTGCAAAGACTCAACAGGTAGATTACACAGATCTAGGTAAGATTGTAGCAGGTTCGGGTGTTCTTACAGGCGGTGTTTTGTATTCTCTTGGAACCGATACGATTGTAGAAGCAGCAGAGACCGTTACCACTGCAGCACAAGAGATGTTCGTAGGCAAACCTGAGTTTTAAGCTTCAATCACTAATGCATCTCCTAACTGTGCTGCAGACGGTGTAGCGCGATACTGATTCATGCGTCCAATTTCCTTCTTAGGAACTGCTGAATCTCCACAATATCTCACAATTGCTTTGTATAAATCAAATCCATGGTATCGATCGTGATTGTCCATCTTTTCACGAAACATCACTGAAGTACCATCACTCTGTTTCATCCATTGAAGGAAGATTTCAAATAAAGGGTGTGAAGTTTCATGCTTCGGTCCTTTGGGAAACATGTCCCAGAAGACTGACGTAGCAAACCTAACTAAATCAAATGACGATGAAGCACTAATATAAGGTCGTTCTGCATTGTGAAAGGGTCCCATGTTATACTGTCCACCTGCTTCTTCATCTTCCTGAAACTGACTGCTCATGAACAACTTAGGTTCCTTCATTCCTGTCAAACGCAATGACACAATTGCACGGTCAAAGTCAATCAATTTAATCAGGTATCCAAATGTTGGAACCTTGTAGACTTGTCCACCGTGCTTGTAGAAGAGAAACTCCTCAGTCGTTGAAACATACATTACATTGTTTCCATGCAAATCGTTGTGAGTGAATCCGTAGTTCCTCTGTGCAAACGCTAATGCAAACACAATCTGTGAAACCCATGCAACATGTTTCTCTTGCCCAGGGTGATTTTTAATCAAATCGTAAAAGGTTCCCTCACAGACTTCCATCACAGTTGTCATCACAGGTACATCTTTGAATGTTGCCCATGCAAAGGGTTCAGGATCTTCATCGTCTTGCTCTTCATCTTCAAATAAGTCTGAACATCCACAGGATTCAATATCGTAGACATCTTCATCGTCTTCATCCTCCTCCTCATCTTCGGGAGATTCAGACGAAGCAACATCGTATGCTTCAACATCTCGTTCAGAGTCTGGATCGCTAATATGATCCACAGTTACATCTTCAATATCTCCTAATTCTATTTCATCTCCCATCTCAAGTGATGTTCGTGCACGACGAGTATGACTAAACTCTGCATCATGACCTGCTGTTCGTAGTTTCAATTCAAATGTATGACCAATCTTATCTGCAAACCATCCTTTTTCAGTTAAATCTTCATAGTCATCTGAAATATCAATGGTATGTGATTCTGCTAACCCTGCAAAGACTCCATAGACTTTAGGAAAGTGCTGGCATCCAGATTCAGATAATGCAAGTGAAGTCATTGCACCAACATATGCAGCAGTATGTGCACTTTGCATTCGTTCTTGCAAGTCATTTGCTACGTCAGTTCGTTTAGGAACACCAAACGATCCATAATCTCCTCGCATCGTCTTGAACGGTGATAAAATCATAGTTGTCTTACGATGAACTGGAATCGTCTGACCACGAACCTTAATATGAGTAGCGTCCACAATAGATTCAATTGGAGTATTCAACTTAACTCCATATTCATGAAGTCCTGCCAATGTTTCAGTCTTGAACAACTTCTCAAGACACGGAAAAAAGGGTTGCAAACTCTTCATAGACCAATGTGATCCGTCCAGTTTGGACATACGTTGGAGTTTTAAAGAGACCGGTGTAGTTCGTAGTTCCTTTCCCATTATGAAATGTCTCGGTGATGAATGTTAAAAAATAAACGACAAGGATAACAAGATGAATTTCCAACTCAAAAAGTTCAATATGGACATGATCAAGGACCGTTGTGGAATGGATTCACGAAAAAGTCCCATGATCGTCATTATTGGAAAGAAAGATACAGGCAAGTCCTTTTTAGCACGTGATTTGTTGTTCAACGTTCAAGATTGCTTTCCAGCAGGGTTAGTGATATCACCTACTGAAGCAGTGAACGAGTATTTTCAGGCGTTTGTTCCCTCCAAACTGATTCATGATAAGTATGAACCAGGGAAAGTCCAGAATTTTATCAAAAGACAGTTTGCAGCAAAACAGAGATTTTTGAAATCCAAAGCAAGTGGTCAGGTGTTTGATCCTCGTGCGTTCATGATTTTAGATGACTGCTTGTATGCTGCAAAAGAGTGGATCAATGAAGAGTCTACTCGTTTCGTATTCATGAACGGTCGTCACTTGGATATGATGACCATCATCACTATGCAGTATCCTCTAGGTATTACACCTAATTTGAGAACTAACGTAGATTTCGTATTCATTCTTCGTGAGAATATCCTAGGGAATCGTCGTAGAATTTACGAGAATTACGCAGGTATGTTTCCGACCTTTGAGATGTTCTGTGATTTCATGGATCAATGTACAGAGAATTACGAAGGTCTAGTGATTTGCAATAACGTTAGTTCCAACAAGTTAGAAGATCAGGTGTTTTGGTATAAGGCATCTGAACATCCACCTTTCAGACTTTGCGACCAGTCTTTGTGGGCCGATAACCGACCTTTCCAGTCTGCAATGCTCGCCGCCGATGACTATAACGCCTCTTCTTTGAGGAAGAAAAATGCCGCACCCTCCGTGTGGGTAAGGAAGGAAGGAGGCGGTCGTGATTAAAATACTTTTAATAGATAAATGCCTAAGGCAGTGATTCTTTTCAGTTTTAAAAAGGGTGATCCGTCTCCATTACTTCAAGGCTTGACGGATCTTAAGTTCGATCGAAAAGATGGTCGTCGTACCATTTTTTCAAAGGAGTTTTCACTCAATGAAATTGAACTGGAGTTAAATCAACTAAAAGCAGTTAAAGATTCAATTGTAAAAAATGCTACATACCGAATTGCCTCTCCATCTCGTGTTTGGAGACAAGCGTTCAAATCAGCAGGTTTGGATTCTGAAGAAGCTGTACTTCTAGCAGGATTAGCTACTGCTAGAGATGGAACTGTAAGTTCTGTAAATCTTCTAGACTTTGGAGATTCAGCTATGGGTGAAGCAGCTATTCCTGAAGCTAGCGCACCCATTGCAACTGAACTTAAACAAGAAGAATCCCAATCTCAAGGAATTGTAGATGATGATTTTGATGTAGACGCACTTGTATCAGGTCTTGCAAACACTAAACTTGGAGGTCGTCGTCGTGGAACCAGACGTGCTAAGAAACTAAGACGTCGTTATTCTCGTAAGGCGTAAATACTAAACTCTACGTTTCATACGTCGGACTGAACGTCTACGAAGAGTTTTTCTCCGCCTCATACGTCTTCCTCCTTCATCAATATCCATAGCAGAGTCATCTTTTACAGGTGCATCCCTTTTAAACCAAGCTGGAGGATTATTAGGATTTCTGTCATTCCATCCAACTCCATTTAATTCAAATGGATCCTTATAGGCTGGATTTGCTGCTTTAACTCTTTCATATTCTTTATTCTCATCAATTCTAGGATCTTGATCGCCTTTTAATGAGAAAACAAATGGTCCAAAATATCTTGGTTGACCTGGAACTCTTGGACGAGATTCAATTTCTTTTCTTCTTTCATCATATTCTCGTATGAAACGTTCTGCTTCATTTCTTGGTGGAGGCATTCTAAATTCAAAATCAATTGCTTTTCTAGGTCTGACTAGTACTGCTTCTTCTGGAGATGCATCAAGCCACATCTTTTGAGATTTTGCATCCATTCTATTAAACAATTCCTTTTGTTCAGCATCTAGTAGTTCATAGTTTGATTTTTGTCCAAAATGTTGTACTCCGCCATTTTGTCTTCTACTCGACTTCCTTGTTCTCATTTTTATTTAAAGTATTATTTTATTCGCGCAATGCACCTTCGCTTGGGTGAATCGGTTTAGAAGCGTCCGCTAGACCATCCTCTAATGTCTTTTTCTCTTGAGCGTTCTGCTTCTTTCGTTGTTCATTCTCTTCCTTTTGCTTACGAATGGATTCCTCACGTTGCTCAGCAAAGAACATCTCCTTATTGGACTCGTTCTCCTTGTATTTTCTCATCAACTCATTCAACTCCTTCTCAGCATACTCAACCTCAGGCATCAAATGTTCCGATGGATCCCAAGGCAACCAAGCGCCAACCTTACCAATATACAAGTTGTCCTTTGGATAACGACGCTGAAGTACCTTAGCAAACATCTGAGTTTCCTCAACGGTTGCAAATGAACGACGAACCTTAACTCCACGCATATTGGTCCTGAACTCAACCTTGTTATCATACATCTCCTGAAGGTCCTTCTCGTTCTTGAGCAAAAAGATTTGATACTGCTCGTGAATATCAGTCTTCTTCACCTCTTCCTTACGGACATTCACGTACTCCTGTGCATCCTTCAAAAGATCATCAATTTTGACGGAATACTTCTTGGATAAAAATGCCATGAAGTTTTCAAGTCCCTTGATCTTCCATTCGTAATCCATCCAAGCTACGAACTTCTCAAACATGAATTCCTGCTTCTGCTTAATTACCTTCTCAGGACTGATGAAGGAAACGACGCAATATTTCTGAGTAGGGATCTCTGGGTCTTCGTCCAGGTAATCAATTGGACCATTTTCATCTGCCTTTGGAAGCTGTGTTGAGGGCATTTACTTATTCTTGCGACTTGACCTTAAGTTCTTTCTCCGCAGTGTTTTGCGACGAGTTCCTGATTTACGAACATAGGGTGAAATTGTAGCTAGAAAATTGCCTTTACCTGTGTTTTTCATCTCAATCTGATAAGGGGGAATAAGAATGACTTCACGTTCTTCAGGATACAACGAAACTTTTTCAATCCAAACTGCTCTTACGCCAGGTTTTACTTCGATAACTATCGAACAACATTTATTACCTTTGAATTGTTGAATTACGCCTGGATAGTAACTTGTAGATATAATATCATTCTTATGCATATCAATATGCTCTTCACCCTTTATACCACGATATAGTCTAAGAGTCTCCTTTATAACTGGAGACTTCTTAACAATATTCATAAATGAAGAGACATAGTATGGAATAGCTCCAATTTTTGTATCTTCTTGTGTATACTTTTTCAGTAAATTAATAGAATCTTCTGTCAGTGTGTTAAAATTTCCTCTAATAACTTGGTTAATAATACCATCTCCTACATTTGTATAGGATTGCAAAATGTTTGTTTCTTTTGATGTCAGCGAATCTAAAAACGATGTTTGATCCTCTTGAAAACTAACAGGCAACTGTTTAATGATTCTCCATGTTGATGGAAGTTCATTGATTTCTAAATAAACTCGTTTAAGAACGTCTATCACTTCTTGTTCATCTTCTTGTTCATCTACCCAATCATTCTCTCCAGGAGACCAACGAGAAACGGCTACTTCAATTTCCTTTTCATAATAATTACTAAAAAGAATCTGTGTTTTATCACCTTTAATTAATGTTCCCTTATCTTTACTGATTTCAATTTCAATAGTAGGAAATAGTTGAGGTAAAGACTGTTTTAGTCCAGTCTTTATAGCTTCTTTATATTTAGGCTTCAAAACTACGAGAGGTTTTACTGTAGCAATAGCGAACATATTCATCCATTCATTCCCCTCCATTAGTTTAACGCAGTAGAATAGTATTTTTACCTCTTGCGAGTTGACCTTAAGTTCTTTCTCCGCAGTGTTTTGCGACGACCTGAATATTGTTTTCTATCTGGATCCGGTCCTTGAACACCAGAAATTTTCTTAAGAATATCTCCTTGTTGATATGCATTTTTACCTTCAATTCCACTTAACATACTAGCAATTCTGCTTTCGGGTCCATGAGGTAATCCAGTAAGAGCACCTGTTAGTTGAGCATTTCGTACATCTCTACCGTCTTCTATGGCTTGGTTTTTATAAAATTCTTTCATTCCTTTCAACATCATTTCTTCTAAAATTCGTCTAATTATAAATTCGTAAATGTCTTCGTCATCTTCTTCTCTCTCCTCCTCTTCATAATAAGTAAGCCATTGTCTTAACCAAGGTTTCCAATATTTAATAACTGGACTGTTGTATTCTGAATCAAAATGAAGACGTGTTGTAGGACCTTTAAAGACTAATCCTTCATCTTTATTTACTTCAATCTCAACAGTAGGAAATAGTTCAGGCAAAAACTTTTTTAGTTTAGTTGAAAATTCTTCTCTATATTCAGGTTTCATAAATATAAGTCTTTTTGGTCTAGGACCAGCAACAAACATACCTCTATATGCTCTATCTCTCCAAGACAACTTCCCCATTATTTTACCGCAGTAGAATAGTATTTTTACCTCTTGCGACTTGACCTTAAGTTCTTTCTCCGAAGTGTTTTGCGACGACCTGAATATTGAGTTGTCTTTGGTTCAACTACTTGAATACCTGCTTCTTTCATAGCAATATATTGTTGTTGTTTTGCATTTTTACCTTTATATCCAGTAAGGTTTGATGCAATAAGAGATTCAACTCCATGAGGTAATCCAAGAGCACCAACTAGTTGAGCATTTCGTGCACCTTGACCTTTTTCTCTATATATTTTCCTTAAAATATTCATAACTTTTGCTTCAATTTCTTCATGTCTCCTACGGGGCATAACATTCCATACATCATCATCCAAATCAAAAATAAGAATACTAGCCTCTCTAACACCAGGAAAAGTTATTTTTGTTTTAGGACCTTTAAAGAATGTTCGTTGTAGTCTGTCCTCTATAATTCTAACAGTAGGAAACAACTCTGGAATTTCTGCTTTCAGACCATTCGCAAACTTTTCATGATATTCTTTTTTCAAATATAATTCTCTATTAGGTGGTACTATTTCAAACATAGTTCTCATCATGAGACTATCATAACCCTCCATTATTTTAACGCATAGAATATAAATGTATGATATCTTTACGACCGCGTATTTGTTCTTTCTCCTCGTCCCTGGTTTTATAGTTACATTGCCTCCTGGTGCAAGCATTATGACCGCAGCAGCCGTCCATGCACTTATCTTCTTCTTGATTCTCCAATATTTGTCTCTCTACGTTCCTTGGTGGGCAGTTTGGGTTGTAGGCGTTTCAATCGTTTCATATAAAGCATATTATGGAGTTTAATTGAATATGAAAAATTCTTCCTGACTAAGAACCAAACAAATGGATTCTAAGCCCAAGCCCACTCCTTCTGCTGGTATTGACATGGCCGACCTCGTGACACGTTTAATTAAGTATCTTCTTGAAGGTTTAGCAGTTGCAATTGCTGCGTTCGTTCTCCCTGGAAAGACCCTCAAGGTTGCCGAGGTTGGTATGATTGCCCTCGTTGCCACTGCCACATTCGCAATTTTGGATATCTATGCCCCTAGCGTTGGAGCGTCTGCTCGCACAGGTGCCGGTTTCGGTATCGGTGCCAACCTAGTTGGATTCCCTCGTGTTTAAACTTTCAATGCATTAACTAGATGAGACGCTAATGTAGTCGTCAATAGCGTTCCATAGTTATTCTGTGTCATCTGCATTGTTCCCAAAGAAACAACACAAATAGGACTTGAAGTTGTAAAGAGTGTTTTAAGCACTTCAGATAAATCATGTGGAACACAAAATGTATCATAGACCCTCGCAGCACCATAATGAACCACATAGTTAGCAGCAACCGCTACTACTCCCCTGAGGATCACTTCCATTTACTCTTTACAGTAACATCTTCTGAATATGACTTCCATTTACCACTTACCAACCTACAAGAAACAATGGAAAGTTCTACTTTTCTTGTAAGGTATAATGGAAATTGGGTTCAAATTCACTCTCGTACATTTGAACCTGAACGTATGAGTACCGATGTTGCGTGGATTCAAATTAAAGAGGGTGTTACCGCTGAAGAAGCGTATCGTCGTTGGTTTGAATTGCAACGTAGAATTTCTCGTGTTCTCAAGTAATGCAGACCCTCATCACAGTTCTTGCGTTTACTCTTTTACTTCTTCTACTTTGGCGTTTATGGAAACCTACCTTGAAACCAAAGCGTGAAGTTCCTAAAGACAAAGCAAACCTTTACTTCTTTCACACAGACTGGTGTGGACATTGTCAAAAAGCAATGCCAGAATGGGAGAAATTAGAAGCGGGACCTACTACGTTTGGAAACACAACGGTTTCATTTATTCGTGTGAATGCAGATAAGGATCGTGCAACCACCGATCTCTATCAAGTGGACGCATATCCTAGCATCAAACTTGAGACTTCAACCGATTTGTATACCTATTCAGGAGTTCCTACACAAGAAGGATTAACTCAGTTTCTCAGGGAAACGTTTGGCAAAGAAGCGTGAAGCCTGTTCAACTCCTTGAGTAAAGAGTAGTTTCTTCTGTTCTGGAGTTAATTCTTGCATAAGTGAAATCGTATCATTCTTAAAACAGACCACATTGTCTCGTAATGGTTTCGAACGAAAGGATTCATAGAGTGTTGCAGAATACTCTCCAAGTGTCATTTTCTTCAATCGTTCTGGAGGAATTGCAAGTTCAGAACGACTAATGTGAAACACAAGACAGTCTGCTGGAACTACTTCATGCATTGCATGTGTATGAAATCCACCATCAACGTAGAGATTGTTATACAAGAGTTGAGGATGAAAGACAAACGGAAGACAGGATGAACAACGCAGTGCATCCAAAATTGGAACCGAACCCGTTAACCATGTACTTCGTCGTGTTGTCAAATTAGAAGCCAAAATAAAGAGTTTTTGTGGACTGTCTGCAATCACAGCATTTCGTAGGTCAATTCCTTGACTATCAAATGCTTTGAGAACTGTATGTGTGAATGCATCCATAGAGAACAATCCTTTCTCTTGAGTGAAACTTGAAATGGATGTCAAATTAATAGATGGAAGAATCGTGGATAAATTGAATTCAGTTTCAAACATATGTTTGATTGCAGAAAGAGGGATTTTATAGGCAACTGCTGTAGCAAGAAGAGCGCCTGCTGAACATCCGTAAATACCGTCTGGAAACTCAAGAGGTTGATATTTTTCCAAGACAGATAAACCGCCAATCATGAGACCTCCACGAACTCCTCCACCTCCGAGGGCAATTGAGCGAAACATTCTTGTATAGAGAAGGTAAGTATGCTTAAAGCGCGTGAAGTATGGGAAGAGCAAGAAGACAGACGTGAAAAACGCATGCGAGCAATGAGACCTGTTCTTTCACAACTCTACGGACAAATACGTAAACAAGCAACCCATTCACCCAATGCACCCTATATTGTCTTTGAAATTCCAGCGTATGTGTTTGGATATCCTTTGTTCCAAATGTCAGAAGCGCGCGAATACATCATGAATACCCTTTCGCAAGGTGGATACATGGTGTGGGTGATTGATGATAAATATCTGTTGATTTCATGGATGAAGACAGCAGGTGGTAAGTTGTCTCAACATCGCCCACCTTTGTTAACCAATTATCGACCACAAGTCTACGATCCTTCAACCTTAGGAACTATGAGATAAAATGGAATGAAGAGCTGTAACAGAGAGAAAGGTATATGAACTGCGAGCATGAGGTGGTTGTGGATGACGGTGAACGCGTGTGCAAGTGCTGTGGTACGATTCTGGGAGCATGTATTGATGAAGGAGCCGAATGGAGAGTCTACGGCAATACTGAAGACGACCCTTCCAGAACAGGGACGATCACGAGCGAACTCCTTCCTGATTCCTCTTACGGATCCATGATGATGAGGAGAAGAGGTGGACAACAATCTGAAGAAGGAAAGACAATCGCAAAACTCTCATCATGGTCATTCTCAAATCACGGAGAGAGATCGTGGATGGGTATCTTTGATGCGATTCAATCATCTGCATTACGTGCTGGACTTCCTAAAGCAATTATTCTAGATGGATGCGCATTGTTCAAAAAAGTAGAAGACGCTCAAAAAACACGTGGAGAAACACGCCGTGCTCTCATGGCAGCAGCAATCTTTACAGTGTGTCGTCAACATGATGCAACAAGAACTCATGAAGAAGTTGCTAATCTATTCCACGTATCCATTCGTGCACTTTGCAAAGCACTGATGCGATTTACAAATGATGGTTCAAATGTCTTGAATACTCAACTAGGCATAGCAGAACGTATTTGTTCAGACATGGACTTATCTGATACCGATCGTGACGCAATTGTATTGAAACTCCATACTCTCCCTGAAATGGAACATACTCCTAAGACGATTGTAGCAGGTGTAGTTTCATCAGTTCTAGGTGGACAAATCACACGAGTCTCTGAAGCGTCAGGAGTTTCGTCTGTGTCTATTCGCAAAATTGTTGAAAAGTTAAAGACTATGCCAACGGAAAGTACGTAATGGAATAGTTATAAATACGATTTGAACCTCCGCTATTTGTAAGAACAATGTTACTACCATTTGCAGTGATTGTAGCGTTTGAAACATTTGAAGATATTGAAACAACTGTGAATGTAGTTTCAGTTAAACGAACCATAGAAATCTGACCTACATAATTATCAGAGGTTGTTGTCTCTTGTGCTGAAACCATTACAATTCCTTTTTTCCATACACCGATATTAGTGTTGCTACCAATACCTAAGGTTCCAGTAGTTCCACTCACTGAAAAGAACCCATCATTGACTTGAAGAGTCGCAGTTTTATTTGAAATTACTGGAGTAATTGTAGTGACTGAATTGCTACTTACATCATTTGTAAAAGTCATGGTTCCATAACCATCAGAGACTCGCATATTCCCGTTCACATTCAGTGTATAATCAAGTGGATTTGTATTGATTCCTAGACCTCCTACTTGATTGGTTCCAATACGAGCATATCCATTGACATCTAAAGTATATTCTGGATTAGATAAATTGATTCCAAGACAATTACTACTTAAACTTCCTCCTAAAAGATAGTTAGATCCAAGATTATCTCCAATGTATCCAGGTGGTTTAACTAAGGGTCCAATCAATAATTGATTGCTATTATTTGTAAAATTTGTAATTGTGATATCATGACCAATGAAGATGTTATTAGATCCTATTGAATTGGAAACTCCTGTATTTTTACCAATGTAAATATTGTTTGTTCCATCTCCGTCTGTACTTGTTCCAATTGCAATGGTATTTGAACTTCCTCCGGTTGAATTCTGACCTGCGTTGTATCCAATAAATACACTATTCCTTACATTTGAAGTTGTATTACCTGCTCCTGGACCTAGGAAGGTTGTATTAGAATTACTACTTGTCACCATACTTGAATATGCATTTCCAGCACCTATTCCTACATATACATTACATCGTGCATCACCAATGGATGCAAAGAAAGATGAAACCGTATTTGCTGAGACAGTGTCAATATTGACAAGTTCTAACTTGGTTTTATAGACACCATTATCAGTATCATAGACAAAGGTCGGATGGAACACGTTAGACAATAAGTTCTGTACATTGGTAGTACTCATTGTCTTCTAGCAAGACAAAGGTTTAAGTGTTTTCTCCCCTATATATACAGATGTCGTATACTCTTTTTCCTATTAGGTCATCGGAGCAGCACTTGTATAAGATGTATAAGCAAAGCGTCGCGGTATTTTGGACCCCTGAGGAGATTGATTTTTCAAAGGACCATTCGGATTGGGCGAAGTTGACAGCAGATGAGAAGCATTTTGTTACGCATGTATTAGCGTTCTTTGCAGGGTCCGATGGAATCGTTATGGAGAACCTTGTGCGACGATTTCAGGGCGAGGTAGATTCGCAAGTTGTCAAACTCTTTTATTCCTTCCAAAATGCGATGGAAGGTATTCATTCGGAAACGTATTCTTTGTTAATTGATACCTACGTGAAGAACGAAGAGGAGAAGGCAAAGTTGTTCAATGCAATCACAACCATTCCATGTATCAAGGAGAAAGCAGATTGGGCACTAGAGTGGATGAATGCAGACAAGAGTTTTGGAACACGGTTAGCAGCGTTTGCGTGTGTGGAAGGTATCTTCTTCTCCGGTGCATTCTGTGCTATTTTCTGGTTGAAGAAGCGTGGTCTTCTACCAGGACTAACATTCAGCAATGAGTTGATTTCTCGTGATGAAGGTCTTCATACTCAGTTTGCTGTAGCGCTCTTTCACACACTCTCTAACAAACCTAAACCTGAAGAGATTCGATCTATCATTACAAGCGCTGTTGTTCTTGAAAAAGAGTTCATCTGCGAGTCTCTTCCTTGTGCATTAATTGGAATGAATTCAAAAATGATGTCTGACTATATTGAGTTTGTTGCCGATCGTCTTGCAGTCCAGTTAGGTGGTGACAAGATCTACGGAACACACAATCCGTTTGATTTTATGGATTTGATTAGTCTAGAAGGTAAGACAAACTTCTTTGAAAAGAAAGTCTCTGAGTATTCACGCGTTCAGTCCTCTGGAGAGCTTCGGCTAGACGAAGATTTCTAGAGTAGTAGTAATGGAAGATAATATAAAGAATCTTGATAAGAATTTATCCAAACTTGGAAAGGTAAAACTAGAAACGGTTAATAAGATTGAGTCTGCAATCAATGAAATTGTAGACATTACTGAACAAGATCCTAGATATTCCAAATTTAAACCAGAAGCGTTAGCTTTGAAAAAGAAATTTGAAAAGATTGCTTCTGAAATTGTATATGAAAACCCTAGTGGAGGCAGACGTAAGACTCGTAGGTTGATGTCTAAGAAGTATTGCAAAAAGACACCTTGTAGACGTATGGGTTTCACGCAGAAGGCTTCATGCCGTCCTTACAAAAACTGTTATTAATGTAGAATCACGTTTCCTGCAGGTGTTTCTACCTTCTTGTCACCTTTATCTGAAGGTGTAATTGGAACAAAGTTTTCAGTGGACATCATCTTCAAGACGAAGAATAGGATGAATGAAATCACTACAATCACTACAACATACTTAAGAAGTGTCCACAAAAGTCCCTTCATTGACGAAGAGTTCTTCGCAGCGTAGGCGCCGATTCCAGATGCAACCATCGTTTCAATAAATGCTCCTCCTTTCTTGGGTGCCATTTATGAGAATACAAGATTACTTTCCAGATGCTGAATTTGTAGTATCTTCGGGTTGTGGTTGAGAGGGTTTTGCAAAGATCATCACAAGCGTGAAAAATACAAGGAAAAAGAGAAACAATCCTAGCAAAAAGTATCCAAAATACTTGGCAGCAGTTCCCATCACTCCAACAACATCTGCATCGGGATTTTGACGAGCAAGGTAGGCTCCTGTACCTACAAGAGCAGCACTCTCAATCAATCCAGCACCTCCACGTGATTTTCTCATTTTATGACCCATTTACTTTAAGTATACGATATAAACTGAATGGATCAAGATGTTATACTAGCTGTTTCAATTTTTGTAACACTTGTTGGGTGTACAATAGGAGTCTTAATTGGAAACTTTGTATGTCCTCGTCGTCAATTACAACAATTAGAAGATGACTTCGTTTAAGGAGCAACAACCTTTCCCCGCCTTCGTATAAATGGAGTTTCTACACGCATCGATTGCACTACTTGCTTCTATGGTTCTTATCCTCGCCTGTATGGTCGGTTGGATCTACTGGCAACAAACACGTATGTTCCAGAACATGAACGCAATTGCCCTTGTCATCAGCGATTTAAACCAGACATTGATGGCGTCCATTCCACAACCTCACATTGAACTTGCGACAATTCCTGAACCTACTGAGACAGTTCAGAAAGTGGAGATTCCTGAAGAAGAGGAAGATGACCGAGTTTCTGTATCACAAGATGTTGTTTCCGGACCCCCAGAAGCACTGGATACAGATGGACTTGAATCCAAGACTAAGAAGGAACTTCAAGAACTCTTGACCACACGTGGAATTCCATTTGGAAAGGGAGATTCTAAGAACGTTTTGATTTCTCTTTTAAAGGCAACCGCTTAAAGTAAACAATGAAAGTAGTTTCGTTTGACGTAGGACTTCGTAATTTAGCATATTGTGTCATTGAAGGCACAAGTCGCACCGATGTAAAAATCATAGATTGGAATATCATTGACGTACTAGGAGAACAGGCAGGTGTCGGCGCTCCTAGATGTCATAAATGCTCTACAGCAGCACGCTATGAGCATGCAAGTAATGGATTGTTTAGTTGTTCAAAGCATTGTCCTCGCAAGAAGAAGGCAATGACTAAAACTGAAATTAATAAATTGACTCCCAATCAACTTCACGAACGGATTGAAGAAGAAGGATTGCAAACGACTGCAACTAAGAAAACCGATTTGGTTAAGTTGCTCTACAATCACCACAAACAGAATACATGGAAGAAATGTGTATCCTCTGCGATTCAAGGGTCTGTATTGGATTTAGCGCCTGCAATTATTAAGAGTTTGGACGCTCGGACTTCGTGGAAGGGAGCAGATGTCGTTGCCTTTGAGAATCAAATGGACCGAAGGATGTTTGGGGTTCAGGCAATGCTCCAGATGTATTTTTCGTGTCGTGGATTTCGGTGTACTGGGGTATCGGCAACTCACAAGCTGTCAAACATTGTGACTGTGGAAGATTCAACCGCAAGTTATAAAGGCCGCAAAAAGACAGGCATAGCGCATGCATACGCTCTAGTTCCGGCAGCGAATCAGGCACATTTTGCTTCCCATCCGAAGAAGGACGATTTAGCAGATTCATTCTTACAAGGTCTTTGGGTATTAGAACATGAAAGCAAGTAAACCTGATCGGAGACGGATCGTCCAAAATGGATCTTGATTTTTTTAAAAAGTTGTAAGTTAGTGTTACCA